CTGCGCACACCAGCACGGCAGAGAGAACTGTTCGCCAAGGGTGCGACCAAGACGATGCGTTCGCGCCACATTCACGGCTTTGCGGTAGACATCGCGCCGTATGTAGCGGGTAGCATCCGTTGGGATTGGCCGCTGTTTGATAAGATTGAAGAGGCCATGAAGAAGGCAGCGCGCCTTGAGAATGTGTCAATCACTTGGGGCGGGGACTGGAAGTCGTTTAAGGACGGTCCGCATTGGGAACTTCCGCACGCTAAATACCCAGACCCAAAATGACGCTTAAAGAACTTGAGGCCGCACTGCTTGAGCGTGTCCGGGTTTGGTGGCGTCCAGTCACATGTATCGGTATTGCTTGCGGTGTTATCGTAAATGCGGTAGCCTTGCCCATACTAAACAGCCAGCCAATCTCCCTTACGGACTTGGCGGCTACGATTGCATCTTGTGCGACTATATTTGCGGTGAGAGAATGGGGAAAAATAAATGGTGCGGATTAATCCATTCATGGGTTATGTGGCGGCAGGCGCTCTTGCTATTGGCGTTGCCACCGGGTGGAAGGTCAAAGACTGGCAGTGTGACGCTGCGTATTCTAAGGCTTTGGAAAAAGCTGAGAAGCAGCGTCAGCAGATGCAAGGAAAAATAGATGAGGTATCTTCGATTTATCAAGCCGAGCGAGATCAAGCCGATGTGGTGGTCGCCGGAGAGCGACAAACGATTCGCGAGATATACAAGACTTTGCCTGCTGTCTCTGCTGACTGTGTTCCTGATCCTCGTGTTGTCGGGCTGCTCGAAGGCGGTATCAATCGCGCCAATGCCGCTGCCTCCAGCGAACCTAGCGAGTAACTGCCCTCCACTTCCCAACCCACCGTCAACACTGGCCGATCCAGAGCGGGCCATTTGGGAGTTAGAAATAATTGCGAAATACGGTGATTGCGCCTTAAGACACCGCCGAACGGTAGAAGCATGGGAAGAGGCTGTAAAATTCCGCAAGAAGTGATATAAGGACCTAAAGCTAGGCACGGAAAAAAACATGGCGCTAATTCCTATCAGCATCCCACCGGGCGTTTATCGCAGCGGAACTGAACTTCAGTCAGCAGGACGCTGGTATGATGTCAATCTTGTGCGCTGGACAGAAGGCGCAATGGAACCTGTCGGGGGCTGGGAAGTCCGCCCTATTTCTGCCTTAACTGGTAAGGCTCGTTCTCTTATCACATGGAAAACAAACGGCAATGTCCGCTTGATGGCAGCCGGAACATCATCGAAACTATATGCTGTTACCCAATCAAATGTTCTGGTAGACATTACCCCTACAGGTTTTACTGCGGGGTCTGACGATGCTTCTACGGGCGCTGGTTACGGGATTGGCACTTATAGCGGTGGCTTTTACGGTACGCCTCGTCCTGACAGTGGTTCTGTAACTCCAGCCACAACGTGGAGCCTCGACACTTGGGGCGAATATCTTGTTGGTTGCTCGACATCTGACGGCAAACTGTACGAGTGGCAGCTTGATTATACAACGCCAACAAAAGCCGCTGTCATTGCAAACGCGCCGGTAAATTGCATCGGTCTTCTTGTAACTGCTGAACGCTCCCTGTTTGCGCTTGGCGCTTCGGGTGATGCGCGGACTGTTGCGTGGTCGGACCTTGAAAACAACACTGTCTGGACGGCTTCTTCCACAAATCTTGCGGGTAGCATTCAGCTTCAAACTTCTGGGCGGATCATCACAGCAAAACGTGTTCGCGGCCAGAACCTTATCCTGACTGACATTGACGCGCACACGCTCACCTATGTCGGCCAGCCATTTGTGTATCAGGCTGAAATCGCCGGTCGTGCGTGTGGCGCTGCGTCCGCAAACTGTGTCGCCGTTCTTGATAACATGGCTGTCTGGATGGGGCAGAAAGGCTTCCACGTCTATGATGGTTATGTGAAGCCACTGCCATGCGAAGTTTACGATTACGTTTTTAACAACATCAATACCAACCAAATCTCCAAAGTATATGCGGTTAACAACTCGCAGTACAACGAAGTTTGGTGGTTCTATCCGTCAGCCGGGTCGAACGAAAACGATAGCTACGTTTCGTGGGATTATGTTGAGAACCATTGGTCCATCGGCACACTGGCACGCACGGCTGGTACGGACCGCAGCGTGTTCCGTAACCCGATTATGATCGGAACGGACAACTACATCTACGACCATGAAGTCGGTTTGAACTACAGCGGCGCGCTACCATACGCCGAGACTGGCCCGTTCCAGATCGGCCAAGGCGATCAGGTTTTGTATATCAACGAGATGATCCCCGACGAGCGCAATCAAGGCAGCGTCTCCGCCACGTTTACAACGCGGTATTACCCGACCAGCGAAGAAACAACTTACGGTCCGTATAGCCTGACACAGCCAACATCGGTCCGCTTCAACGGACGCCAGATCAAGATGCGCGTAACAACAACCACGCCAAGCGATTGGCGCGTAGGGACGCAGCGGCTCAACGCTATTCCGGGTGGCCGTAGATGAGCGTTAAGCTACCGCCACCAACCGGCCAATACGACACTTCATATGAGTCGCAACGCAACCGCCTCATAGAACTTTTCTCAAATACGGTTTATGAGAAAGGCCAAGATGTCGGCGTTTATCAACCCGCCAAGCTGGTTGTCTCGGATATGTCCTTCGTTACGACGGACACGCACACGCCGACAGAAGGTTCGTTGTCGTGGAACACGATTGACGGAACGCTCGATCTTGGCATGGAGTACAATGTCGTTCAGCAGATCGGGCAGGAGACGTTCGCCCGCGTGCAGAACAGCACCGGCAGCACCATTCCAAATGGTACTGTCGTAGGTTTCGCTGGCGTTGGTGCAAACAATGTTCTTTCGGTTTCAAAATATCTTGCTGATGGCTCGACGCCTACGCTGTACATTCTTGGCGTTCTGACGCACGATCTGCCCGACAGCGGCGAAGTCGGTTACTGCACAACATTCGGCCACGTTCGCGGGATCAACACAAGTGGCTTCACTGTCGGCGACCTTCTCTATGCTTCGCCAACTACGGCTGGGGCGCTCACAAATATAAAGCCGACAGCGCCGAACAACGTGGTTCCGGTCGCAGCGGTGCTGAAGGTCGGAACAACGGACGGAGAGATATTCGTTCGGCCTGCGATTGAGCAGCAATACTATTTCGGCCAGTTCACCCACAACACGACAGTCACACCAGCCGCTGCGAACACAGCCTACGCTTTGGCGTGGGACACAGCGGTGGTGGCCGAAGGTATCTCCCTAACCGGAAGCCCGACAACGCGCCTGACTGTAGCCCATAGCGGCCTCTACAACTTTGCGGCCCGCATCCAGTTCTCCGCCTCAAACTCTAACTTGAAGTCGGGGTGGATGTGGCTGAAGAAGAACGGCACGACCGACATCTCCTCAAGTACAGCGGTTGGCTCATTGAAGGACAGCGGCGGTTATGCGGTCCTTTCCATCAATGACTTCGTTTCTCTGGCTGCAAACGATTATGTAGAGTTGTTCTATGCGGTGGACGACACTGGCTTGAAACCAACGACTGTAGCCGCAACAGGATTTCATCCGGCTGTGCCAACAGCACATGTTGCGATAACGCAGGTTCAGCAGTAATGGGCTGTCAATCTATTTTGTTTTGTGTTAATAACGAAGGATTAAGCGGCCAGTCCGCACGGAGATTATAATGGCGGTAACTACTACGCAAACTCAGTCACTGAATCCTTTCATTCAGGATATTCTGGCGCGTAACTACGGAGCGGCACAGCAAGTTGCGTCCATTCCGTATCAGGCATATCAAGGTCCACGCATTGCGCAGTTTCGCCCAGCCGAAGAGCAGGCGTTCCAGACGGCAATCGGGGCTGCAACCAATCAAGTTGGGATGCCGCAACTTCAGCAAGCCACCCAAGTTGCTCAGCGTGCAGCCGGATATACTCCCCAGCAGTTTCAGCAGGACGTGTCCGGCTTCATGTCGCCGTTCCAGACCAACGTCATCGACGCCACGATGGCCCGTCTTGCACAGAGCCGCGCCGAGCGTGACGCTGCTACCAAGGCTCAGCTTGCTTCTTCGCGGGCATTCGGCAACGAACGTCGTGGTGTATATGAGGCGCAGATTGCGGGTGAGCAGGATTTGAATACGGCTCAGACGCTGGCGAACCTGTATAATCAGGGATACACGCAAGCCGCTGGGCTTGCACAAAATCTGCCGAGCCAGCAGCTTGCGGGTGCAGCCGCTCTGTCTGGCTACGGCCAACAGGCGCTGGGCAATCAGCAAACCTACGCTGCGATGCTTCAAGGCGCAGGCCAAGCACAGCGCGGCATGGCTCAGCAGAACCTTGATCTGGCCTACAAGGACTTCCTCGAACAGCGCGGCTTCCCGCAGCAGCAGCTTCAGACGTTGCTCATGGGTTCGCAGGGTCTTCCGTCCCCAGTCACGCAAACGACAACTCAGCCAGGACAGGGTGCTCTTGGAACGGCTGGAGATATCGCAGGTGTGATTGCTGGTCTTAAAACCCTTGGTATTTTTAAGTAAGGTGTAGAAAATGCTATTTGGTCCTTCCGCCCAAGACACGTTGGCTTCCGCTAAACCGCTCACTGACGCCGAGAAGTTGGCGCAGGTTATGGGCGGCAACTTGAGCGGTACGCTCACTGGGGCCGACAAACTTATGGGTCTTAGTGCGCTCCTTAAATCAGTGGCACGGGGAAGTCAGACAACACCGCAACAAGCGATAGCCCAGCTTCAGCAGCAGAAGTCCGCTGAACTTCAGAACCGTATTACTATAGATCAGGCGCGTAAGCAGGCGGAGCGTGCGGCTCTGATGAAGGCCCAGAAAGATCAAATTATCTCGACACTTCCTGCTGAAATGCAAGCAGAAGCCCGTTTAATTCCCGACGAAGTGTTTTTTGCGTCTTACGGTAAGAAATTCGAGCAGTTTATCGCGCCGGAAACTTACGCCCCAACCGAAGACATGAAAAACGCCGCAGCTAGGTTCCCGGTAGGAAGCCCTGCATATAAAGCATATCTTGACGCGCTCAGCGGCGCGGGTAAAACCATCAATACTCCGCAAGGTCTTATAGAAATTCCCGGTGTAACTATTGACCGCAGGACTGTTGTAAAAGATGGCAAACCAATGAATGTTGCTGTTATCAACGGCAAAGTATACGAAGAATAAGGAACACGAGATGGCAACTGGCGATCAAATTACTGACCCTGAAATCCTTCGTCAGTTAAATATGGGTAGTGGCCGCCCTACCGCGCCGCGTGTGGTAGTGCCTGCTACTCTCCCCCCTCTAAAGCCGTTTGAAACGCCGGGCGGTAAGGCTGCGGGAGCAAAGGCTGAAGCGACCGTTCCTACTCAGCAAATCTACCAAGATTTGACTGCTGCGAGATCGCAAGTAGCGACTATCGGCAAGCAGATCGACCGTGTAGAGCAGATTTATAATCGTTCGCTGAAAGGGGTTGAGCCTTGGCGGGTAGCACGGGAATATTTCCCAAGCATCGCGCCAACGTCGTCTGTCAGTAAAGATGTAAAACGGTTCAATACTGCGGCAAGTCAGTTGTTTTCTCTTGCGTCACAGATCACTCGTATTCCGGGTGAAGGCGACCAAAACATGCGTGAATTTTTGCAGAAGTTGGAGGCTTACAAGCCGAGTTCTGACGATACAGATGCCTCTGTCGAAGAAAAAATTCGGGGCTTACGTTCTCTAATAGACGAACGGCGTTCATTTCTTGATACTCGTATCGCCGAAGTACGGCCACCTAAGTCTCCAGCTATGCGCGCCGCGCAGGCAGCTATCGCTCCTAAAGCCACAAAGACCATTCGCTATGACGCCCAAGGGAACCGCATCCAATGACCATTAAGGCGGTATCCGCAGATGGGGTTACCCACGAGTTTCCAGACGGAACGTCGCAAGAAGTAATTGATGCGGCTATGAAGTCGTATGCTCGTTCTAGGCCGGTAGCGGAACGGCCATCGTCTCCCGGTGCTTTGGGTACTGTTGCCGATATTGTCGAAGGGCTTTATCTTGGCGCTCGACAGCCGTTGGATACAGCGGCTATGCGGCTTGAACAAGCGTTTCCTTCAGTAAGTCGTTTTGGCGCAAACCTAGGATTTGCTCCATCTGCGTCCGACATACTTGCTGAGCAGAATGTTTTGCGCGCACAGTCACCCGCCAAGATATCGCAAATTGTTGGTAATGTAGCTGGCGTAACTCCTTTTATCGTAGCCGGAGGTGGCTCTGTGGCTCCCGCTACTTTTGGTGGGTCTGCGGTAACGGGTGGCGCGACTAGCGCGCTTCTTTCGCAAGCACAGACGCCCACCGAATTTGCGGGGGAAACGGCTACCGGCGCGGGGCTTGGGATTGTCGGGAAGGGTGTTGGCGATTTTGTTGGTGGTGTTATTGCTCCAAAAGTAACTGAAGGTGTCCGCACGCTTACCGATCTCGGTGTTCGTCTTACGCCGGGTGCTATTCTCGGCGCTACCGATACCGCGATTGGCCGAGCCGCAAATATGGCGGAGACTGCCCTTACTTCTATTCCCGGTCTTGGTGCGCTTATTAGCCAAGCCCGGGGTACGGTTCCAGAGGATTTTGAAAAGGCGGCGGTGACTAAACTTGCCGATTTCATTAATGTAGACCTTCCCAGCAACTTATCGGGAGATAGGGCTGTCAGTTGGGTAAAGAAAAGTATTTCTAATAAGTTTAACGACCTTGTGCCAAATCTAGATATGGCGCTGCCAGATAACTGGCAGAACCAAACTCTTGATATCTTTAGCAGTCTGAACCTTCCAGCCAGCCGTAAGGGTTTGCTGGACGATTTCCTATCTACGGTGACGCAGAATGTAGAGGCAGTAGCTGATACTATGGGCCGTATTTCTGGTCGTAATCTACAGAACTCATTAAGCAGCCTTTCAGATACCGCTCGTACTTTTATGAAGTCCGATGACGGGTTCGAACGTCGTGTCGGTTCCGGTTTGGCGCAGGTTCGTAGCTGGATGCTTGACACCTTGGCCGAACAAAATCCGGCTCAGGCAGAGGAACTTCTTCGGCTTAATAAGGCGTGGAACGCCCAGACAGTTCTGGATAAGGCTGTCGGATACCAAGGAAATGTTGTTAGCCCCACAAGTCTTACCCGCGCAGTTAAGTCCCTAAGTGGTGGTAAGATAGGCGGCTTCTACGAAGACCTCGCTCGTGCCGGTATGGAGTTGCCCAAGGGCCTCGCCGAAAGCGGCACATTTACTCGTGCGGCTACCGCGCAAGCACTTGGCCTCGTTGGGGCCGGGGCCGGTGGGACGTATCTGGCGCAGCAAGACGACGCGGTTCCCTATGAATTGCCGTTATCTACACTGGCTACACTGGCCGCATTGTACAGCCCGCAAGGACGGCAGGGCTTGCAGTATGTCATGGCCCGTGAAGCTGGCCCCGCAGCGCAGCAACTGGCCAATATGGCGCGGGTTGGTCTGAGTCCGGCAACTGCTGCAGCCACTGTTACCGAACCAGTAATTAAACCTCCAATTGAGGCGTCAAGTGATATGCTTCAGAGATTTCGTAAGTTAGCGCCAAAGGGGCAGGTCTTGATAGACGTACAGTCTGATGAGATGGGCGGCTTTGCGCCGGTCTACGGTGAAAAACGGTCTTTTGGTAAGGGCATCTGAGGTATTTATGCCGAAAAGCTATACAGGTTATGTAGATCAGATGGCCGACAAGTACGGCGTTCCGCGTGCGCATGTTCGCGCTATATATGAAAACGAAACCGCCAGCGGTAGGAATGTTCGTTCTTCCTCAGCGGGGGCGCAGGGGCACATGCAACTTATGCCTAGCACTGCAAAAGAAATGGGTGTTGTGGATATAGCTGATCCGTATCAGAATATCGAAGGCGGTGTGAAATACTACGCAAAGATGCTGAAGAAATTTGGCGATCCTGTGGTTGCCGCTGCCGCGTATAACGCCGGTCCCGGAAACGTCAGCAAGTATGGTGGTGTCCCGCCATTCGCCGAAACGAAGAATTATGTTCGTAAATTCGTAAAACTCGTTGGCGCGGAAGACCTTATGGGGAAGCCGGATACAGAGATGGTTATGTCTACGAAGAAAGAGACGACGCCTAAAGTCGCTATGGCTGCCGCTCCGGCTTCACTAGCCCCTAAAGCATCGCCAGAAGATGTCGCCGAACAATTTTCGGCTATCATGGCATCTCTTGGCAGAGGTGCTAAGAAGACTAAGCGCGATCAGTTAATCGGACTTCTCTCTGGGATTTAGTAATGGCCAAGAAGACTAGCGTTAAAGACATGACATGGCGGCCACAGCCGAAGTCGAAGCGTCGCCACAAACCCGACGGGCTTCGCCATCGTAAGTCTTTGGGGCCACGCAGTCACTTGCGAACTAGCTTCTAATATCATAGACACTGCCCATGAAGTTCATGGGCATTGATCCCGGCGCGTTCGGCGCTGTTGCTATTCTGGATAAGGATAGCCGAGAACTTGTCATCATCGACATGCCTACATTAAAGGTCAAGCGCGGGCCGCGTGTCGTCAATCAGGTTGACGCGCACATGCTGGCCGGTGCTTTGCGCGATCACGTCACCGCCGATACTTCCGCTCTTATCGAGAAGGTTCACGCCATGCCGGGCCAAGGTGTGTCCTCGATGTTCAGCTTCGGCAGAGCGGCGGGTATCGTCGAAGGCGTGCTTGCTGGCCTGTCTGTATCTTTTGAGTTGATACCGCCTGCGACTTGGATTAAGTCTATGCGCACGTTCGGAGGAAAGGACGGCAGTCGTCAGCGGGCACAAGAGTTGTTCCCGGATTACGCCCATCTCTTCGCACGGAAAAAGGACGATGGCCGGGCCGAAGCTGCGCTTCTTGCCTGCTACGCCGCCGAGAGGGAAGACAATGAACCATCTATTCGATTACCAAAAGGTCGGCGCAGACTTTCTCTGTGATAATCCGGCTGCGTTCCTTGCCGATGAGCAGGGCCTTGGCAAAACACTTCAAGTTATCGCGGCCTGTGATAAACTCGGTCTGACAAAGGTCGTCGTGATCTGCCCGGCTATCGCTAAGATTAACTGGCGTCGTGAGTTCGAGCGGTGGGGAACCGTCGAGCGCGAAGTCAAAGTCTTTAGCTACGACAAGATCACCCAATCGAAGGAGGTCCGCAATGAAATCGCAAAGTTTGAGCCAGACGTTCTTGTTCTGGATGAGGCTCATTATCTCAAGAACCGTACTGCTAAGCGCACAAAGTATCTATATGGCCAGTACTGTCGCGGTGATGGCCTTGTTAAGTTTGCTGATCGT